ACTAAAATCCTGTATGGATGATACCATACTTATTGATGTTTTTGCATCCTGCATATTCGTTATCACTTCTTTCTTAGAATATTCAGGTGCATACGCTTTAAACTTGGGTGGCCTTTTAACCGCCCATCTCTTATTAATAGGTATGTTTTTTTCGTTTAATACTTCTTCGATGAGCGCGACAAGTTCGCTTTTCTTTACTTTCATTTTATAGCCCCAGAATTTCACTAACGATATCGTCGATCTTCATCAAGTTCGTTTGCTCAGTGAGCTGCTTGAACTGTGATGATTCACGAAGATGCATGAATGCGTTAGATGTTGATGGATTAGAGACCATGTCATAGGTTACCAATGAAAAGTCATCTTCAACCAGATCGTGACCTTCGTTGGTCTTGGTAGTTGAGCCAAGGCCTCTCGATGAGATGCCAAGCTTGATTCCTCTTTCAACCAGCTTGCCAAGAATCTGTCCTTTAGGAGTATCGAGTACTTCGATGATACCCGTCAGGTCATCCCCATCCCATTGAGTTTCGGTCACAACATGTGACACATTCTCAAGTTGGACAATAGGACTATCTGGATGATCCAGTTCACCAAGGGCTCTTCTTTCGCGGACGAGTTCGTTGAACTTGGTATCTTCTCTTTCGAGAATAGCTCTTGGGTATACTCTACCATTTGCATTGACTTTATTGGCTGTCTGAATGATTCCCTTCATTCGAACGATACCATCATCTGCTTCAGCAGGTGATGTTTCATATTCAAATAGCTGGAATTCAGCCAGTAGCTTTGTTACTTCTGTGTAGTTAGCCATCTTGTCCATCTCCAAACATTTGATCATGGTGCTCTTCCCAATCGTCAACTGCATCGCCACGGACGGCGCTTTTATTTAGTTTCATTTTTCTCTCTTAGCCTGGAATTGCCATATTGATTTCGCCCAATGACTCTCTCGCCATTTTAACATCTTCAAGAGTTGCTCTGATATCGGGGAATTCTTTACTGTTCTTCTTTATGAACTTCCCAGCTGATTCGACAATGTCGATCGCATGATCAATCTCATCACCCAAATCATCAAAGTCTCTTATATTGATACCTTCATTTATCTGATCCTTTAGTTTCATCTCATCCCACCAAGTTTCATTGTCTCTTCCTTGGCCTTTACAGCCTGCTTCTGCATATCCTCCTGAGCTTTTACCTCACCATCTCTTTGATCCTTGTGAGCTTTGGCTTCAGTTACCTTGGAGAAGAGCTCTCCCATCTGACCAGCTAGCTTTTGAATCCTTCTGATCTCTGCCATTGACCTCTTGATGTTATACCCAACAGCCTCATCGCTACCAAGCTTAAGTCCATCATTGGCAAATGATTTAGCATAGTGGATGCTCATCTTGATTTGATCGGATAGAGAGTCGATCTGTGCATTGACTGCCTGAAGGGCATCCATCTCATCGCCCTCAAACATAAGATCCACCTTGACGTCCTGAGCTATCGACTCAAGAGTAGGTGACTTTCTTCTAACCATTGAGCCTTCAGCGTAAGTGAATTCCTTTGGTTGATTCTTTTGCTTACCCTTCATTGTAAGATCTCTCTTAATTTTCTTGCGTTGTGTTGTGTCCATTTTATCATCAGCGGCTGGTGATCCGATGATGCCGTCATAGCCGGCGACTCCTCCTACTGCTGATGATTCTTTCTTCATTCTAATACCCCGGCGAAGTAGAGTGACTGTCTTCAAATTTGTGATCTTTCTTTATAGCAGCAACTAACTTTGGCAGTTCCTTTTTGATCGCGGCCACAATCTTTGGATCATCACCATATATAGCCTGCATATTTGCTTCGAGATTTCCACCATAATATACCTGACCTACAATATCATTTGCAGTCGCATGTACATTCTTCGGATCGAGACCAGTAATATTTTTTGTCTTCATCCCAAACATAACCAACTTTTTCTTAAATGACTCAGGATGATTCTTTGGCCGACCATTTTTGTCGTACCACTCTCTTTCTTCTATCAGCAATGATATCAGTTTCATTACAAACCAGTCCTCTCAGTCTTCTGCTTGAAACTTGTATCAACCGGTCTGAGACCACCAAGACCTAGCTTATCTGCAAGACCAAAGAGTCGAGTTACGATATCACCACCTCGCTGCTGACCAGCTTCGCCAAAGACACCTGATGCGTCTCCGTCACTAACTATTTGACCAAGATTTGCCAGCTCATTAACTTCACCGTTACCATATGGTTTGGCTTGAGAGTGTTCATCAATAAATGATCCATACGCAGCAGTCGCCTTCTCTGTTGGAAAAGCCTTCTGTCCAGCCTGAGGATTCAAAGTTTCATTATCAAAAATTGCCTGATCTTCTAATATAGACATATCTAATTCTCCGTTACAATGTTTCCAGACTATCACAGAGTTCGTATGTCATCATAAGTTCTGTGAGCTGTATGGCAGTGATAGGTTCAGTCCCTTTGATACCAGAGAGCCTTTCGCAGAGGGCAGTGAGTTTCTCCTGGGTGGACTCATTGGTAACGGAAGGTAGGGCGCTTGATAGCTTCTCTTTCAGCCCTAGAGCCTTCTTTTCAGCCCATTTTGAGAAGATTTTTGGGTCAGGGGTAGATACATACTTCATTAGGAAGGCCTTCTGGTCTTCATTCATAGAAGCGTATCTATCCTTGAATTTCCTCAGGGCAATTGTTACTGCCATCGTTTCCAATTGAATGTCTTCTGGTGTCTTCGTAGCCGCAGACCAGAGACCTTCGGCTTCTTCCAATCTTTCAACTTCCTTATTGCTTATCATATGTTCGAAAACTGCACTTTCACACGATAGCTTTTCCTTGGCTTCCATGTATGTGAAATGGTGAGCCAAAGCGTTGAAGCTGGAATACAGCTTAAAGTTAGGTATCTTTCTTGACATGAGTTCTTTGCGATTAGCAACTCTATCAATACTCTCAATCAAGGCGTCGGTTTCCTTTTTGAGAGTAGTCGTGTTAATATCCCTAGCCTGTTCCAATAGATGCTTGAGCATTCTGGTGGCATAGAAATAATTTAGGGACTCTTCGTATAGAAGCTGTGAATACACCTTATATGCTCGGTGCATTTCAGTTCCTTCATTCATGAAGTGCTTCCTCAAAAGATACAGAATTCTCGAAGCCGCCTCAGTGTTACCTTTGGCAATATGGTCAGCAACACCATATGAAAGAGCTTCAAAGAGGATACCGACGTTCCTCAATTTATTGCTACGTATCATCATTCTCTCCTTGACAGTACACTACCCTATACTATAAATAAACGTAATGGATGAGTAATGTTACTTCCTCGTCTTTTTTGTGTTAGCGACTTTGAGATGTATATCTTTTCTTACGTCTTCAGTAAGAGCATCTGAACCACTGATGCTTTCAATTAACCTCTTTATTTTTCTATCAGCCTTCATACAATCAGATATCGTTCTATCCAAAGGATCCTTCCTACTCTTAGCTCTCTTCTTCTTAAACGTCTCTGAATCCATTAGACTACTGTCATGTATGCCATACCCCTTTGGGGCACCAGGAATATTGGCGGTGCCTGTTGGATCTGGTACTCCTGTTGGAGTTTTGCCAGCGTGACTAAGTGTCTCCTTCTCTTCTCTGTCTTCCTTTGTTTCATCATTTTCGGTTGGAAGATTATCAATACCCGATTGCTTATCTTCATCGGACATCTCGCCTTCTTCGCTATCAACACCTGTAGCAGGGTTGGTACCCTCATTCTCAAGAGTGTTAATAACGAAACGCTTATGAGCATCTGTAAGAATTCTACCATTGATCTGAGTAATTTCAGAGTCAGTAAGATTGAGTACTGTCCTCTGAATGTATAGATCATCAATTAAAGGTGAATCCTGAATGGTGCTGGCCAGACTAAATCTCTTTTCGATAAGGTCTAGCTGCATCATCTCCATTACTGTAGAAGGATTGGTTAGTGAGAGATCGAAGTTGTAGATATCCTTCTCGTCGTAGCCCTTCAAGTACAGATGGATCAAACCGATCTTTGCCAGTTCAGAGATAACGATCTTCTGTACACGCTGAATTGTTCTAGCAAACTTAATGTCTTCCTGTGCCAAGGTTCCTTTACCACCAAGATCCTCTTCAGCAGTGAGATAGCTCTTAGGGACACCAAGAGCGATGAACATCTTGTTCTGAAGATATTCGATGTCTTCGATGTCACCCTGATTGGTACCACCTGGGAGAGTCTCAACTCTTGTTCCTCTATCGCCTCTGACAGGAATGAAGAAGTCTTCATCGATCGACTGAGGATTATACCTCATATCAACGTTACCTGTTGACTCGGTCATAAGAGGAGTTCTCTTGAGTGAGTCCCTAGCTTTCATGATGTATGATTCCACATCCTTAGGTGGAATATTTCCAACCTCGATATAGAATACTCTACGTTCAGGTGCTCTGGTCATACGATAGACGAGCATTGCATCCTCAGCCATAGTAAGCTGCTTGTATATCTTCCTTGCTGGTTCCAGGACCGATCTTCCATAGGGGAGAAATCTATCATCACCAAGGATTCTCATATGAGAGATCTGGAAGTTTTCAAAGTAAGTGTTACCTTGAACAGTCCACTTATATCTGACCGAGTTAGGATCACCATTGTATCCTTCTTCTCTATCAATTTCAAGAGTAGGTAGTGCGATGGCTCCTACAACACCTTCTTTATCGACTACATCCAACAGGTTGAACTGATCACCATACTTAGTTAGGTTACGAATCCATGTCCATAGATGGAATTCGATATCTAATCTTTCATAGTACAATTCTTCAAGTTCAGCCTTTAGCTTTTCGTCATCAGAAATAATTTTGATGACATCACCTTCCTCAGAGTATGTGCATGAATCATCAGCGTAAATATCAAGAGCCTTAGATATTTCAGGGGACTGATCCATCTCTTCATAATCTCTAAACCTTTCTTGTCTTTCGGCACCACCGATAAGCGACTGCTGGAAGATAGCTTGAGCAGATCGTTCAAACGTATCGAAAACCCTTTTATGGGCACGAGAGCCAGGTCGCTCAGTAGGCACCTTGCCTCTGACTTTGACTCCTCGAAGTACTTTACTTAGTTTACTAAACCTATCAGCCATTTATTTCCTTTGCTTATTTACCGCCAGCAACAGCTGTCACTGGTGAGAGTATTTGATACAAAACGAAGATCATTGGCAGAGCTACAACAATACCACCTATGGCTCCCCACATTCCTGACTTTACTTTCAGCATCGCGATTTCTATTTTGATTTCCCCGATGTCTTCCCGCAAAGCCTCAATGGCATCGGTGTTTCTAGTTAATTCATTCAACACCAGCCTCTGATCTTTTTCCCATGATGTAACATCTGTCATTTGTCTGGCTCCCCAATGGTGTCAGTTCCTTTCTTTTTGCAATCATTGTAATATTCTACCAAATGAGGTAGCCTGCTTTGAACTTGTAGTATGACTTCCTTTGAAGTAAGTAAATTCTCCTTCATATCTCTTCGATAATTTCTTCTTAACCATGTTACAATAGCCCGAAGCACGGCTACCCTAATAGCCATGACAGATCTTCTTTTGGTTGATCTGGTGGACCAAGGGCGACAAAATAACTTTCGTGAGTTTTATCATCGCCGGGCTGGTCGTTGGAGGTAAGAATACCATGCTGATACTCCTGAGTTGTGTAACCCAAAGAATCGATCATGGCGCCGGTTGCTTCTTCACCGGTACCAAAGATACCCATATGAATATGTCTAAGATACATCAATTGTGAAAGTGAAATAACCAGGTCATCATTGTAACCATCCATTGCCTGTGGTTTTCCATTCACAAACACAAACACTTGGAATTCATCAAACAGTCTCTGTGAATGAAAGACGAATGATTTCATTCGTATATCCTCTTCCATTCTAGCGATAGCTGCAGGACGAGTCTTTGAAGACATTGTAAATCCATGGACGGCATTATTTGGAATATTATATGGATCTATCTGGAATTGATGGATGTTTGATTCATTCATCCTTGTGGTATCCTTGATAGTCCAATAAACATTCTTGTATTCGTGTTCTTCTACAACCGACTTAGCTACGTGCCAACCAACAGAGTTGTTTTCTACCGATAGAAAAGCTCCGTTGTACATGTTAGCTTGATCAACCAATAGCTTTGCAAAGACGTCAGTAGGAATCTTGCCTTTGTACTCTGCTACCTGTTCGTACTTTTCAACATCGACTACATGGAATGCAGAATAGTCAGAACCATCACCTCTAGCTACATCCGCAGCTATGTGATAATTTGCTCCTGGTCTTGGATATTCCCATATCCAAAGATTTCTATCCATCCAGATCTTATCCATAGGAGGCTGGATGTGTGGTCTATCGATTGGGTTCTTTGTATAGTAAAGGATGTCATCCATGTCGATGACGTTTGCACCAGACTGTAGGAAGTCACAGTCATGCTCTTGTGCAAAGCCTCTTGTTCCAATCTCTTTCTTTGTTGCCACAGCCCACTTCTCTGATCGGTCCGGATGCAAAGTCCAGTGAAGCTTGATGGGGTTGAATGAAACCTCTTTGCTTCCAACTTGAAGTCCTTCACCAGCCAAAGCTTTCTGGTACATTTTATGGAACCAATTACCGATACCGTTAGGAGATGAGAGTGCGATACAATCCCCTCCTGTGGATAGCGTAGGTTGTGCAGCTACCCAAATGTCATCCATCTTATCGATGAATGCAGCTTCGTCTATGATGAGCAATGAAAGAGCTTCTGATCTTGCAGCGTCAGTAGTCGTAGCAGAAGCTTTGACGGTCGAACCATTCTTAAGTTCAAAGCTCTGTCTGTTGTCGATCCTAAACTCAGGTCTAATCCACTGAGGAAGATTTTCGATAAACGTCTTGACTTTTGTAATCAGGTTAGTAGCAGTTTCACTCTTCGTAGCAAGGATGTAAATTTGCTTATCCCTGTAGAACGTAACCATCCAGGTAATATATCCAGCACAGAGAGTTGAAAGACCAAGTTGTCTAGCTTTGAGGATAATGTTGTAGGAGTTATTAACAAAAGCCTCTAATGACTTCTCTTGAAATTCCCAAAGGTTAAATCGTAAAAGGCCTTTTGTCGGATGGCGAACTTTCCCATACTTTTTCAGAAAGTATACCGGATCCTCTCGGCACTTTATATACTCTTCGAGTTGTTTTTTAGTCATTAACACGACCCTCTGTTGAGGTATTATCCGTATGGAATTTGGGAAGACCATACACTATGGGTGCATAGTAAATATACTCAACAGAGAACACAAAAAAAGGGGAGCACCATAAAGATGCTCCCCCGGCGGAAACTAATTTTCCTTTCCTATTTCATTATTTGCCGATTAGCTTAGAAATCGCTACCACTTGTGCCGAATTCCTGAGGCCAGTGGCGCTGGAGTACTTCTGCAACCGGTCCACGGTCTTCCTTTTCGAGCCGTGTGAGAATGCAGTTCTGCATTGCCTTCCTGAGACCCCAACGCTCGATCTTCTTCGCCATCATCTTCAGTCGGCGAGTGGACAGGTTAGAGTCGATAACGTCAGTGGCCTTCAAATGCCGGACGTCTGTCACGAAGCGCATGATCTGTGAAGTGTATTCCTTGTAGTGGCTACCCTTCAGGATCTTATCAAGGATTGTCGCTTCGCGATCGGTGTACTCAACTTCGAAGAACGAGTCGAAGCGATCGAGGAATGCAGGGTTCAAAGCCGAAGTGCCATGGTAATCGTTCATCGCCTCACCAAGACCAAGGGAGTTGGCGGTACCATGAACCGAGAAGCCATGGGCAGGGCGAAGGACTTCGCCACCATTATCCATCAGAGTCAGCTTAGGATCGGACTCTTCCAGGATTCCATGGAGGGCTGCGAGATATTGAGGAGCAGCCATATCCATTTCGTTCAAGATAATAGGACGGCCTTCCATAACAGCCTGAGGGAAGATTCCATACTGGAACTTCGTAATAGGGTTACCATTCTCATCCACAGTAGCTACGTGCATACCGAGGAAAGTGGCTTCATCACAGCCGGCCGAGAAGTCAACTTCGAGAGGAACCATGCCGTTGATCTTGCAGAGCAGTTTGACCATGGTGGTCTTACCACAACCATGAGGACCGGCGGTGAAGGTGTTTTCACCAGCCTCGACACAGTCGTTAAGATACTGTGCGATGGGCGGCATATAGAACGGTTCGTCTCCGTCGATGACAGGAAGATCCCAGTCCATGTCTTCCTCGGCAGCAGCGATCTTTTCTGGATCGTTATACTTCCTGCGAGCTGGAGGGAGTTCATCGGAAGAAATCATAGCTTCATTGACGAGGACTTCGTCCCAGTCGTCTGGATCGATTTCCTGTGCAGATTCCATCGACTCCACTGCGATGTTGCCCAATATCTGAGCCAAGGCCTGGCGGCTGTCGTTGAGCATGGCGGGGGAGTCGACAATACCTTCACCGTCGATGGTGAAAGTGGTGGTCGAAATCTTGCGAGCTGAAACACTGATGTCAGCGGGCTGAATCATCCGCTCATCATCACCATTATCAGCGCCGATCCAAATAGCTTCTTCACCAACGATCGAACGGATCGAAATGCTATGTGTGCGCTCAAGGCTTTTACGAACCTTGACATTCAGATAGCGGCGCTCGATAACTTCCTTGAACCTGGTAAGTGTATCACCAGAAGCGAAGATCCCTTTTAGGACATCGAAGGGAATTACGATTTCTCCACCTTGACCATTGGTGCAATTCGTGTGGACCGTTTTGATCTGATTGCAGATCAAGATTGCTTCCTGAAACTTCATTCGCTTTCATCTCCGTGTGTCATTGCTTATAGTATAATATAATCAATGTTTGGGAAAACGTAAATGCTTTTTTTAAGAAAGTGCCCTTTTCAGCGCTTTTTCCATCTCGGCCACGAAAACCTGCTTGAAATGATTGCCAAAATCGTCAATATAGATCGAATTCTCCTCACCGTAGAAATTCGCGATTCGAGTCGCCCCGGAAAAGCCCAGGGCAAGAATCTGGATTGGTGATTCCTTGATGAGTCGCTGGGCTGTCTCTTTAAGGAAGCTTTCTCTACCATAGCCATAACCATAGCCGTCATCACCATGCATTGTCGGTGCGGTTGGTGCACCATCAGAAACTACGAAGAGAAACTTCTGTTCCTCAGGACCGATTGTCGATTTCATGAGACGGTCAGACACTTCGATCAAAGCTGCTGCGTCATCATTGTTACGACCATAGCCGGCAAAGCGAACGCTGTGCATGATTTGCTGGCAAATGTTAGTAAAGATCTTCTTCGTATAGCGGTCACCAAACGAATGGAATACCTCATACGTCTTCGGATATGAAGAGTCGAAGTTCTTTGCGCTGTCAGCGTGGATACGCCTCCATTTGGCTGTTGCATTTTCTTTTGCAACGTAGAAACCAATAATCTCGAAATCCACATCGAGCTGCGACAAAGTCTCAGCAATAACTCCAGCAAAGATAAAGACCTTGCTGAGTACTCTGTTCATCGAACCCGAAAGATCAAGCAGGATGGTTACCCTAGCTTTGATTTCCTCGGTGTTCTCTGAGATGTAGAATGGGGCGTTGGTGCCACCAGATGAGAATGCTCCAAGGCGATGCTTTGAAACCCTCTTACCTCGAGTCATACCATGGCGGCGGAATGAGGCAGTACGCGAACGGAAGATCTTTACCAGCCTCCGAGTCAAAGCCTTGACAGCGTCATCGTGATCTCTCGATCCCATGTCTTCTTTGGACGTAAAATTGCGCGAAGGATCATAGCTGTAATTGTTCCAGATATCACCTTCACTATAGATCGTGAACCTATGTCCAGAAGCTATATCCTTTTGAACATGAGCTTCAATAGCGTCAGCCAACACCTTACCTAAATCTGAATCCTCCATACCTTCGTCGAACTTTTTTTCGTCGAAGGAGTTCGGAATTACTTCATCAGACTCTGGAATATCTCCAGAGCCGCGGCGGCTGCTGCTATCATCATCACCAACATCACCACTATCTGTGCTATCTTTGCCAGTTCCTCGGCCGGATTCCTCCTGCTCCTCCGAGTCGTCTTTCTCTGTGTCATCAGGCTCTCCATCTGTTTCAGTATTGGTATCATCTGAACCATTTGAACCGTCAGAACTATTTTCTTTATCGTCAGCTTCCTCACCATCGGACTCCTCACTGGATTCTCCAGTTTCATCTGAAGGGTCACCTCCATCGGTGTGGTCTTGAGGCTGACCAAAGTCGGGCTCTTTCTCTTCTGGCGCATTGTCTTTGAAGTACTTTACGATCTTTTTCGCATTTGCAACAACGCCATGAATGTCTTTGCTAGCCAAGGCCGCGATGATAAAATCCTCGATCTTCGCGAACACTGTTTTGGCTTCATCAGTCATCGGAAAATGAATTCCATGCTGAGTATACATAATACTTGTTACTGCGTCGGAATAAGGATCCCTTCCAACATTACCTTTTCCAAAAATGTCTTTCAGCATGCCTCGGCGAAGTTCTGCAAGGTTGTACTTTTCACCGGGACGGTCACTGGGCTTCTGTTCAACCCGAGCATCTTCAAGAACATTGGTGATGTTTTTCAACATCGAACTTGCCTTGAAATCGGTGGTGTATTTATTCCAACCTTGGGTGTGAAGAATATGCCTTGCTTCATGGTCTACAAAACCACGAAGGTCCGCAATGGCCTCTTCTGTGAGTGCCATATCGGATATCGGTGGCAGGTGAATTTCGCGTTTCTCAGGATGGGCATATGGACGCGGAGCATCCCAGATAACCCTGGCGTCTGATAGACCACCAACAGCTTCTGTCCTTCGATGTAATTTCGTTATCATCTCAATCCTTGTGTGAGCACCATATCTTACCTATCTAATATAAGCATACACGGGTAGATTGTAAACGTGTTTTCTAAGATGTTGTTTTTATTGAACTTAGACTAATACCTGGGTGTGAATACCTGGTCTTTGAGGATATGCATAGCTACAAACTGGTCTGCTTTCCAGCGTTTCGTATGCTGTTCCTGGGGAATGACGGTAGGTGATATATCATAACCATACACATAGGATGCTAGAGTGCCGTCGGATAGCTCCTCTTCCTTCATATCATAGGGCTCTATGATTCGTATTACTGTATCTTTATTGCCTGAAAGTTTCTTGTACGTGATTCTTATCGGATTCAATCCAGCCATCGCCTCTAATATCACACGTACGATTCTTGCTTTATGCATTTGTCGCCCGCTGGATTTTGATGACGTTGTAATCTGGTTCTATAGCGTCAACCACTTTCTCCTTATCCGGATGATATGTCTTTATGACAAGAGTGATCTTTACTTCGTTCGTTTGAAATTGACTGCCTTCATCGTCTCCCGGAACTTGCATAGCCGGGGATAAATCTATCTTCTTTTTCAGTACCTGAATTTCCTTGATGTCCAAGAATGATATCATTGAATAAACAGCAGCCTTGATATTCTCTTTCGTCACAAAAGGTATTGAACAGACCACTCTGTATATTTTATCATTTGATGGACCACTTTCGTGCATAGCCAATCTGGTGGCTACCTTAACTACATCAGCTTCACCAGTAGCTGCCTGGACAGATTTAATAATATCGTTGATGAGATTTGTTCTCCATCCTTTCGACACGAGTCTAGCTGTCATCAGACTCTTAGCTCTATCTACAGCTGGCTGATCTTCACTTTCAAAAGCGTGATATAGATCATAGGCCAATTGTACGACATCGTCTTCTGTTGTTAGTTCCGATAGTTTCATTTTATAGTCCAAACTGGTCAATTAGGTCAACTCTGATTAAGTAATATTTTGGTGCCTTAATTACTACTTCTGATGATTTTTTGAGATTGCTGGCCTTGAGGTCACTTGCCTTCTTGAGTTTATTGCCTTTGTAATAACCACTAACTGCAACCAAAGCTTTCTCCGCTTCCTTGATAGCTTTACCGACATGAGGATTCATGTTCGCCATACTCTCATGTTCACGCTTATATTGATATACAGTAAAAATTAATCCGTACGGATCCTCGATCTTAAGGCCATGAAATTGCCTGATATAAGGATTTACTTGTGCCAAGAAATCATACGTCATCGCATCTGCTTTTGTAGGAGCTCCTGCACCAACTTGTTCTTTGGCTTTTTGAGTTTCCCTGTATTTCTTAACGGCGGTGTCGAGCCAGTCTTGTCGTTCTTTATAATCCCAACTATGATACTTCTTCTTTTGAGCCACAGTCATTTTAGCATACATCTTATCTTCTATAGCCCAAGTATCATTACTCTCTTCATTACCGGAACTAACATCGCTACGCTTCATTGTTTTCCCACCCTTAAATTCATTCTTATATTCTTCACTATAATCTCGTACAGCAATGATAACCGAATTAACAGCCTCCTCTATACTATAGTATACATCACTATCATAGAAATCACTGATTGTAGGTGAATGAAAATATTGGCTTTGGTCTGATGGGAAACAGTAGTACGTCTTGCCATCATAACCGGTATTTTTACCACCTTGTGTTGGTGCTGCAAAAATAGCTTCCCTTCTGGATGGGATATTTGGATGATGTGCAGCTCTGAACCCTTCCATAAAAGTATCTGTGGTCTTCGATGAGTCTATTGGTACTCTATTGGTTGGGGACTTATCAATAACGTATGGCTTATTCGTCTTAATGGTGCGCGCCAACATAAGACCACCAGACTTGTAAAGTCTAAGAGCGTGCTTACATTCTTTCTTTATACCATCAGATACCTTCTTTATACTAGCTGCATTGAGACCAGAAACATCTTTACCAGACTCCTTCTTTTTCTTGAGCTTCGCATTATCATATGGTTTAATTGGCGTTTGACCAAAAATTTGTGTATCCAATGCTTTACAAAGATCTGCTATACTATCAAAACTATTACTATATCCACCTTTGGTAGCCTGAAGAAAGAATGACCCTTCTGTTTCTTTAGTGACTACACCACCTGTGCCATTCACATTAAATTCTATACTAAGTTTTCCGCCCGCTAATTTAACAATCGGTTCCGCTTCAGGCCTAAAGCGGAACCTCATATCCAGCAAACCCTGTAAAGCCTTCTTGTCTTTAACGGCAAACTTTAATGTACTAGGCTTTTCCATTTTTGTATTGACTTTTTTCCATGTCGTTGCGATGGTATCAAGAAGATCTTGATAATCATGTATCATACCATGAGCGGCACCAGGTACATTTGGGCCCTGTGCAAGATACTCTTCTTCTGTACCCGATTCAGAATCAATTGTCACAAGGATCGATGTACCATTCGGATATTTAATACTCATCTTACCACTGCCTATAATTTTAGCTTTTGGCTTTTCTTTTATACCTCTGCGCTTAAGATCATTATATAGATCAGCTTCCCATCCTCTAATATCAGCACGGTTAAATTTGCCTTTAGTGGCTTCTGCTAAAAATATTGGAGTGAATTTCTGTACTATCTTCATTTCGTTATCCTCGACCCATCATATCTATACCATATTGCTATGCGCCTCGATCCTGTATTTACTACGACGAAATGATGCTTTGGTTTGACAACAGCGTTGATTTTAGGTAGATCACTCTGTGCTTGCTTCCATTTACGAATCAGATATTCGTCATCGACGTGACGATCTGAAGCGGCGTTCCTCTTGATGGTATCCTTGAGGGGAGCCAAAACTGATACGATTATGACCGTATAACCCGCTTCTTTAGCGGTCTTAGACAGCCTGGAGAGCCTTCGGGGAGATCCCCCGGTGGAATCATAGATGAAATTCGCATCATCCTTCCTATCCTTAAAGAACAGGCCGGATTGAGCCATACTCAACTTCGTTGCTGGCATATGATGGACGTTAGGGTCCTTCGTAACCTGCAACGAAATATCGTCTGGGTTAATCTGTTTGAGACCTTTGCTTCTTGGTCTAATGAACTTATTTACGACCGTAGACTTGCCAGCTCTTGGTGAACCCGTAAGAATGAAAGCCAATCGGCTACTCTTAGATGCAATCTTCTTGAAATCATTCTCAGCACCCTCATCGAGGATATCAAATTCAACAAGAAAAGGCAGATCTGTTAGGTCCATCTTATTTTCTCTTCTTAATGATGATCTTTCCTTTTTTACTTTGATCATCGAAGGTCTTTGTCATACCCTTCGTAAGTTCAGTCACAAAGCCTTGGAACAAGATCACTAACGCTGGTGTGTCCAGGCCGGACATATCCGCACCTGAGTCTGCCATCATTCCATAAACGGCAGAAACTAATAATGTAGCTCCGCCACTTCCTGCCATTTCCTGTGCAGCCTTGTCTTTATCAACAAGAAGCTTTACACCAAATAGCATTCCGATAACCTGAGCTACAAAATTAACCAAACCCATAGCCATTGAAGCAGCTACTGGATCTGATATAGATCCTATCATCACTACTACAAATGATAGAAACGCTGTTATTACTGTACCAACTTCCGACGATGAACCTTTAGGGGCAACATTTTTGTTGTCCGGGTTCACTACTACTTTCCATAGTGAAGGGTGATTTTATCATCAGAACCCTTCGCTATAAATATCAATCAGATGATAAGATCGTCACTCTTCTTTACGAATTCTTCGTGCCGTCTTTTACCTTCTTCTTGATTCCAACGAACATTAGCGATCCATGACCGAAGATCAGACCCTTGTCTTTCTTTGATCATAGCTCTTGTATTCTCGGTACCATTTCTCCAACGAAACTTTCTCTGCATGTTTTGCCTTTCTAAAGTATTCCCTTAAGTGCACTTGGGAATATGGACATACCAAACCTTTTTGCCAACAATTCAGTACCTATCAAAACGGTCTCATCACCGGCTGGGAGAGGACCGAATAATGCGAAGGCTGCTAAGGCTACCTTCGACATATCTTTAAGTTGAGCGAGAGCTGCACGAACTTCTTCAGGGGTTGCAGTGTCAGCTCGCCGACCTAATTTCTTATTCAGCATCTTCAGAAATATTTTAACCATTTCTTTGGTTTCTTGTTTCTCAATCCCCATTCCTACCACAAGCTTCTTAACAATGGTAGTCACATACTTCTGTGCCGTACGTAAACTATCCTTGAAGCCTTCATCTAGATTTGGGTCAGATAGTATGGTCTCAATTTGGAGATTCCATACATCAACTTCTTGCAACTTCATCGCTTTCTCCGTATAAGATCTATCCATGCCTTCATCTCAACATCTGATGAAGAATTCTTGGCATTATTACACATCACGCTTACAAATGGTGGACCTGGACGGAATCGAACCGTCGTCCGAGACTCAATTCAATAAGACCGAATTACATGCTTAGTGGTTAAGCCACCAACCTTACTCATCCTACGTTTTACTCGGTACTGCGTGACCGAATATGACGTCCTGCTCCTGCGCTCGATCAACACTTAGGAAGGACGAAGAGGCTGGTGTTTATGCAGCCATCTTGTACTGGTGTGTTTCTTCGCCAGTTAAAGTTTGTCAGTTGATTTAAGAGGCAAACTGACTTCCTCTGCATGCGTTCTTATCTACATGACCCCGTCGAAACCAGAGATCAGGCCCAATATCAATTTACTTATATTCTATGATCGGACAAACCTTAGCTTTCCTTGCCCTAACATATTCGGTTACAATTGACGGATTTTCTGCAGCTTCTTTTCCACCACGAATCAAATAATATGGTTGGCAAACAAGCCAACTCTTTGCCGATACAACCATTAAGACCTCCTAGCCTTTAAGTAGAACTCTTTTCTTCCCTTTTAGATTCTCTTGTAATTCAGCGGTTGGAATAATCTGTCCTCTGCCTTCACATTTAGGACAAAGTTCAGATTTACCAGTAACTTCACTTACAAGAACTTTGGCACCTTTACAGACGCCACATATCATATGATCTATAATATCGTTGGCCATGATTTTAACCTCCTTATTAACCTGACATACCAATGTCACTAAGTCTCATTCGTTTTCTTTTCTTCATAGACTTGTTACGTTTACGAACAATGCTATGCTGTTTTGATCTTAGCTTTCTTGCAGTTTTCTTACCGGCTCTGGATCTCTTTATGCGTTCGGCGGCAGACATAGTTTTCAGATTTCCACCTACAAGCTTTTGATTCCTACCAGTAGCTCTTCCTACTTTCTTTTTCTTGCCGCCTTTGATGACATACTTCTTGATTTTCCTTTCACTGACTAATTCTTCATCAAGGTCAATCAAATTAAGTTCGCTGCCTTCCATTAAAGATCTCCGTTAATCTTAACACCACCGAGTACAGATAAAATCGTCGCATCGTCTCTATGGTTAATCCAAACATAATATTCGTGTTTTGCTCCAGATAGGATAACCTTCAAATTCAGGTCAGAAGCAATCCTCTCAACCTGAGATCTGTTTGCTATATAGTCCGGAAAGACAAGAATGGATTGTGAATCACTAAAATCAAGAAGCTTGAATTCTACAGTCGGAAAATTAGGCCAAAAGCCTTCAACCCTAATATTAAATTCATCTCCCCATACTGTATGATGTGCCAATCTTACTCTCCATAGTAATCAGAGTACTGTGCCATATTATTCATCTGTTCTTCTTCAAAGCTCTCTGTCTGCTGTAGCAAGAACTCCAACCTGGCTTCAGCACCAAGGTTAATATCATACTCGTTATCAGAAAATGCGACCAAGTTTGCCATTACATTCTTGACATAGCCTGGATCATCCTGGAGTTTATTGATCCAGAACTCTATGGCTGAAGTCCACAACCTTGGTGAAGAACCACCGATAGCCATATGATCGTGCTGAACATTCTTTGGCACCGATTTCCAAAAGTCTTCATATCCACCATACGACGTGAATACTGGAATGCAGTTGTAATGAAGAGATTCTATTACCTTGATCTCTGACTTACAACTGTTAAAAGCGTTGTGCTCGATGTAGGCCAAGGAGATATCAAACAGTGTATAGAACTTAGCATATTCTTCCAATGGCAAAGCGTCGAACACCATTAATCGATCTGGATCGATATCGTCATATAGAGCGATCACTCTATTTCTATATCTAAGGTTCTCATCCTCAATTGGCTTATCATTGAACTTTGGTTTGCCATCGACGTATTCTATTTCTACCTGAGAATCCTTAAGAGCCATACCAGCCAGTACGAATACTGTGTTAGGATACTTATCATGGATCGCTTTGATCGATGCATGCATCCTCTTGATATCTTCAAAGTGAGATGTTAGACCTGCCCAACCAATGACGATTTTATCATCACCACCATTTGCAAACCATTTAGGACACATCTCTTTTCTTACTTCATCTCTATTCAAATTCCATTGAGGAAGAGTCCAGTCGAATTGGTTCCTAAAGATATGGACATCATCATTAAATCTTCGGAACGTCTTCCTCAACTTCTCTGTTGTGGTTGTTACCAAGTCACTTCTCTTCAATGCCTGTAGGCTCATCTTATCCTTGCCAGATGCATACCATAACTCTGCCATTGGATGTCTCCGTGGCAGATTAAACTCATTGTCATCTACATCGTGAATAATCAGAGGACGTTTCTTTGTCTTAGGCCAAACATCCTTTACTGTTACGAAATGTGAGTGCAGGTTGCCAGCACGATGCATAATGATACAATCAGCCATAACCATATGGTTCGGCTGTAGACATTCAGTATAGATAAAGTTTGCTTCATCTCTATAATGCCTCCATAGTGCCTTCATAGGTTCAAACAATCTGAAATAACTTGTACCAGTCTCAGATGGAGTTGAGAAGACGATGGTCTTCCTGGAAGTATCCAACTGAGGTGGATTTGTAAAGAATTGTTTCAGTACATCTCTTTCATCTGCATTATTATACTGCAAACAACGTTCAACCTCTTCGATGTCCATATGACCTCCGTTTATTTCTCACTTGGTGTTGCAAATCTCTTCTTAGCCCATGCATGTACTACTGGACCTACTACAACTGTTATTAGCGCCATGATGATCATACTCAAAGAATCAAACCAGAAAGGCGCTTGGCTTTTTAATATTACTACATTTGCTGCTGCCATATCTTGCATGGCTATTTTGTCCTCAGAACTTAGAGCACCGCCAAGTAATGGCTCAACAAGCCACAACATAACAAATAGAATCGTATACCACTTCAGCATAACTACACTTTATATGTGCACGAAAGCTTTGCTGTGCATAGGATGTTTCTTGTGGAACCCCAACCCATACCTTCGAACTCCCAATCGAGTTCTTTGATACCTGGCGATTTGAATCCGTTCTTCTTTAGCTCATCTGTGATGAGTGCTACCAACGAATTCAATTCTGCCTGTGTATCAGATTCTGTCTGGAGCTGATCCCTTGCGGAGGTATACACCTGAGTGCTAAGGATAAAGGCATTGATTTGTTCATCTGATTCCGGGTCCTGGAGTGAATGGAATTTAGCATTCACATTGGGAGCCTTATCTACAAAGTTCGCGATCACCTCGATGGCATTGTTAACGACCGAATCTTGAACTCTGTTTGGTGAATTGTTATCGACTTGTACTTCAGCGTAATCCTTAAAGCCAGCATCAACCATTGAAGCCGCACTGTCTCTGAACTCGGTCATTCCTTATCTCCGTAGATATGAAAATGGGGCCACAGAGTAGCCCCACTATTATTCTTCAGTCTTCTCTACCACCCTGTCATCTTCATCGACTACTAGATTATTCTCTACAGGTTGATATTTGTTAAAGCATTCTTCACACATGCCGTACTGATTGAAAAACAAACCATCATAACCAGTCAACATGTTACCACATTTCTTTTCAGCGTCCTCATGTATAATAGGACAGAACGTTGGATTGAGTGGCTTACTGGTTTTCTTTGTGCCATGTGTTACAGTAACCTTCTTATACTGCCTTGTTGGTAAACTCATATGACCTCATTTTCTAGTAATCAATTGCTATTGTTAATTAAACCATCGGTGCGCGGTGATAGCTCCAAATGAAAGCAGAAAAGCTAGCATTCAATTCATCGTCGAGGTTCCTGATTCTAACATATCTCCAGCAACCAGAACCTTGATAGGCTGAGGTTGTAAGCGTATCAATCTGAACCCACGCATTGGCAAAGTCATCTGCCGAGGCTGCGCGTTGGTCAACCTCCCAAGGCCTTGTCCCGCCCGATTCTATAGCGTAGCCCATAGGATTAACATAGGAATGTGCCTTGTTAGGATCCAGTGGGTTACTATTATTCGCTTCGATAATACACGTATCTGCTGATATATCCGCCCACGCTCCTACAGGAATAGCGATTGTCCAATCGGCTGTCGAGATGAGCGCAGGGGTAGATGCCGAAGCGTTGAAGTCATCTGCACCAACGTTCCAACTACGATCTGCAAGCATGTTTCACTCCTACAAAGTAAATAGATATGTATACAATTTCCACCAGTCGAAATTCCTTGGTGGTACAAAGATTCACTATAAATATCAGACGATTCGCCAACAATGATCAATTTCATCATCCCACACTCTAATAAGAGCGTAATTGTTGTCTTTTGCTAGATGGTTCTTGATTTTATCTATAGGAATCTGCTTCTCCATTGAATGCCAATAGCGGCCGGCGACTTCAATAAGCATGTTAGACTTCGGCACATAGAAATCATAGTATCTATTATCTATCCTATGTTGTCTAGAATATTCTATCCCCATTTCATCCAGAATATTAGCCATTTTCTCTTCAGCCGAACTTCTTCTTATGGTTCCTCTACCTTCGTCGATAGCCTTTTTCTAGCAAGGCGCATTTTCTCTTTGGTCTTTTCGGAATGCTTCTTACCAAGAAATGTCTGTTTACCTTTCATGCTCTCCGCTATTTTCTGCTTATGCTCTTCTGTAAACCTTTTCCTCTTCTTACCCAACTTAACACACCTTCTACAATGACCGGTCTTTGAACCAGAGGTTATAGGTTTATTACATTCCTTGCACTCCATTGTGATCTCCCATAATAATTGCCAATCCTACTATAAATATCACAGGGTGAACAAATATGTATATAGCTTCCACCAATCAAAGTTTCTTGGATCGGTCTTTCTTGTTGGGGATACTTGATAGTGGCCTACAATTCTCGTAGGATCTATCTTGGTATATACATCGGCTACTTCCCTAATAAGGAGGGCCAATGATGCATATTGTATGTCTTCGAAAGGCTCAAGCACCTCTATTCCTATAGAAGTGTTATTCAATGATGATCTACCATAGAGATTTGATTTGCCTGCGTGCCATCCTCTTTGCCATAATTGAAGATGCTGATAGATCTTTCCATCATAGTCCATTGTATAGTGAGCAGACTTCTTCTTATCCTTTATGGTCAACTCATCGACTGTGATCTCAAACTTCCTTTTAGAATCTATACGTTCCAGTTTTGCCGATCGACCAGGATCACTAGGGTCATAGAATCCTGGATCGTGAATAAGAAATGTGTCTACAAATTCAGCGGCTTCGGCATCACTAACAGGTGCTTTACCTGTGGATGGGTTTATCCTCGAGGAGAAGTTTGAAGGGTCGCTTCCTTCAAACGACTTGCTCTCTACGTTGGTTCTGGCTGACTTTTCAAGGACTAATAGAGGGTCCTCAATAGGACGTTCTACATAATTTTTTGGTACAGCAAATAGATTCCCGAACGGTTCATCTGGTATGTTTCCTGGATGTGGCATGCTCATGATATCTTCAGGTGTGAATACCCCTGCTCCTTCTTGACTGTGATGATATGGTCGCATATGTCTTGCATAGCATCAATGTGTGATATGATAATTACGGATTTGAACACGCTCTTCAGATATCCAAGGAGCAGGTTCATCTCATTTAGGTTTTCTGTATCTAAAGCACCGAACCCTTCATCTATCACAAACAGGTTACATCTGGGGAGTAGGGAGATATTGGATAGAGCTGCTCTGATAGCGATCGCCGCTATAGTCTTCTCCATCCCTGACCCGAGTTCGATCCTTCTTTTCGTGATTCCATCTTCTATGAAAATGTAAATATCATCGTCTTCATCTTCTATGACAATCTCAAAGTTCTGAAGACAAGACAATACCTTTCTTACTTCCAAGTTGATCCTTGGAATCACCTTCTTAATAATCTGCAACTGGATACCATTCTTTGAGAGAGCATCCTGTAGATATGAATGATACCTATAGGATGACTCCACTTCATTGAGAGTATCGATTGATGACTTCAAATCATTGAGTTTCTGAATGATCTGACCAAGTTCTACCTTCTTCGTGTTAATACTCTTCTCGCCAATGCGAACAGCCTTAGTTAGATCTGATACTTCTTGTTTGATCTCGGCGATTCTTTCCCTGGCCTTCTTGTTGAGTTCAATTACTGCCTTATTTACGTCATAATCATTGACAGCTTTATTAAGTAAAACCAACGTAGCTTGAGAATGTTCAACGGCTTGCTCTGCATGTTGATGAGCCGCCATCTTAACTTGAATGCTCCAATCTTCTGACTCAATATTCTTGACGAGGATACGAGCTTTTGCATACGCTTCTCTAGTGTCAAGGCCTTTTGCCAACTCTGCTTCAGTGGCCGCGATATCACTGAATAATTCTTGTGATCTAGCCTTGAGTCCTGGGAGAGTGTCTCTACTTGTAAACGCTGATGATAGAAATGTACACTTCTTACAAACTTCTGTCGTGGTGAACCAACCATGAGCTGTAAGTGTATCAGCAGCAGACGAATGTGTCTCAATGTCCTTATTGATGAGAGCAGCTTCATTCTTCATAGTAGTGAGTTTGGTTTCTTTCGCTGTAAGGACTTCCACTTGATCTTTCAGTTCATCGAACGAACCAAACTCTACTAGCTTCTTTCTCATAGCATCCCTTGCTATAATCGTCTCTTGTGTCTCCACACTTGAGAATGATAACGCAGCTTTATGATCGGTCAATCTAACCTCTTCATCTTTGATATCACTGGCTAGCTTTTCTGGATCGGCTTCACCATTGGATACCTCCCTAATCGTAGATTGAACAGATGCTATCTCGTCATTGTATTTACCGATCTGATCCTTGATCTCACCACACTCGGTTTCAACTTCAAGGATTTCTGCGTCAATAGCTTTCCTCTTCTTGGCGTAGGTCCTTTGAATGGAAACATAGTCATGCTTCTTGTATTGCTTGACCAATGTCTTCAGCTGCTTAACTTCTTCGTTGACTGCTACATGAAGGTGCTCTATAACATCAAGACCCATGAACCTTGAAAGCATTTCCTTACGATCGTTCTGTCTCATATTAATGAACGCCATAAGGTCATGTTGGTTACCGAAGGTGGTTAGCTTATGTTCATCATACTCACCAAGGAGACCTCTAATGTATCTTTCGGTTCCTCTTGTATTGGAGTCACCGGTGACGTTGCTCTCCTCACCATTCGAATCTATTTCAAAGATGTTGACGTTGTTATTGGCTCTCTTCTCATCCTTGCTATTTCTGGTAATGGTTCTTCTGATAACGTATGGCTTGTTGTCGACAGTGAACTTGATTTCTATACTGGCTTCATTCTCACTCTTGTTCAACACATCTACGATGTTGTTGCGTGAAGCTCTAGATGAAGCGCAGAAGAAGCCCATGAGGATACTATCAAGGAGAGCTGACTTACCAGAAGCGTTGGGTGAGAAAATACCTACAAGGCCCGGAATGGTGGAGAAATCCACTTCATTTCCTGACCCATAAGAAAAGGTGTTATCAAACTTGATCGAGTCTATATTCCAGTATGTTCCTTTACTGGTGTTGATTTCGTCGCTGATCGATGTTCGAAAGAACTCTCTGTGAATATTGATGATGTCCTTAATCTCTGCTGCCTTCAAACCCATAGTCTTGAAATATGCACGGAGCATCTTCTCTTGAACTGGTAGCTGATAGACATTCTCGATTTCAAGATCCTTGAGAGCTATGTCACTAGCGATGGCTTCGATGTTGGTTTCGACAGAGAGGCTCATAGGGTTGAGTCTTCTGCGAACAACCGAAGCTATGTCTTGTAGAGTAATCTGATCATACTGATCAGAGGCTACAGAAATTCTGACGTATGGCTTTGCAGGTGCGTCATCAAGATTCATTTGCTCTGCAGTAGGAACAGTAACATCATCCATCTTGATTGTATAGAAACCATACTCATTATCAACCTTCATGAACTCTACCTTATGGTTACCCTTCTCTGCAGGGATGTCCCATAGGATGAAACCCTTGTCTATCTCTTCACCAAAGTTTTGTTGGATGAGTGAACCCGAATAGACTACATCTGGAGTCCCCTTATCATTCTCTCTCATCCACTGCATCTTATGGATATCCGACATCATTACCATATCATATTCTTTGAACATGGTAATTGTGTTATCGGTCCTCAGAACAAAATCGACATCGGTCTTCGCTTTATTCACCGCACCATGGAACAGAGCTATGTATGTTCGATTAGGATCTTTGTTATCGATGACCAGTGGATAATTCTTCTCATCATTGATCGCGAATACACCATATGAGAAGTGTTGATCGATATCGTAAATGCCACTGTTCTTAAGTAGAGTGATGTTTGTATTATTCATCGTAGCCAAGATCGGACTGATGGCGTCCATTCTGCCTGGCTGATTGACTATACAGTCATGGTTGCCAATGATCACATCAGTGGGCGCAATCTCTGCACAGCCATTCAGAAACCTGGCGGTCATTGAAATAGCTTCAGGTGACATTGTGGTCTTCGAGTGTAGCAAATCTCCAGCTACTACAACTCTATCTACGTTTTGGTTGCGCAACTCTTCAAAAAAGTTTTCGAACGCTTGTCTATATTCTCTGTGCCTTTTAAGCAGCCGAATATGTACGTCGCCGCAGTGGGCTATTCTCATTCCTATCCCCCTTCAATTTGTCCACCACATCCATCTTGAGATTGTGCTTGATGGTTCCGAACTGACTAAACGTATGACTACCCATCTGGGCTATGTCTCTAGTCTCATCCTTCCAATCAATACATTCCACATCGATGTTGTGTCTGATAAGAAGTCTCATGATCTTCAACTGATTCGTTGAAGCGTCAGGATCGAGTGCCAAAACGACACGAGGCCTCTTTTCAAGTATAGCGCCGAACAACTTACAATGCTTTGTAAGTGATGAGCCTAAAAGTGGTGTAGTGTTTTTTCTAGATATGATGGCATCAAATACACCTTCTACTAAATACAGCGTAGTTGTCCAATCTATTAGATGCTCATTGAATATGATACTGTTCTTGCTGAACTCCGGATTATCATACGGCTTCCTTTCGCCCTCCTTGATTGTCCTGGAAACAAAGTAGTTCATTTCCAATTCATCACTGTAGGACGGAAAGAGTACCCTCTGATCTGTTATATTATACATGACTCCATATTTGAGCAAGTCATCTTCTACGAATCCTCTGCTTTGTAGATACTCCCACCCATAGCCATAGAATTTTTCGTTCCTCATTCTATATAACCTCCTATAGCCATTGGGTAAAGCAACTCGTATAATCTCTTGATGTGGAGTGTTATCCATATCAAGAAGCTGTTTGACAAACGCCAGGTTGTCTAATTCCTTTGAGCTCTGGGTAGTCACAACCCCAAAGTCTCGCAGAAGCCTCTTCGCCTCTGTATACTTTCCTATCTTGTATAGGAGTCTACCAAATACTTTATATGGGTTTTCATTTGAATTGCGTCTGCCGGATAAACCACAGATCCAACAGTTATACATGAACTTTTTTGTGTTTACCATAAGCTTGGGATTCTTATGGTTACAACTCGGACAATAGAATGAAGCTTCGCCATTTGACTGAACCCGAGTTGGGTCACCTAATGCTGATGATAATACATCAAGTATGTCTGCCATCTGTACTCCTATATGGTCCTCTCGTGACTAATGCCACATAGGACCTCAATAAGTTCGCTACATCCTCTTGTAATACAGAGACCATTTAAAGTAAACTTCATCGGAGCTAATTCTTATCAATCTGTATCCATTGTCCAATGCTATGTTGTTCTTTACTTCATCTTTCTCTTTTGTACCTGGAAGTGAATGCCAATATGAACCATCGTACTCTATCAGGAGATTGTTCTCTTTGTCATAACCATCGTACAGCTTGCCACCAAGTCTGAATTGGCGCATGCACTTTGGGAAATACTCATCAAGGAATTTTGTCTCTTCTTTGCTAACCATCCTTTTATTAGGATTGGCCAACTGTCAGTTACTCTGCTTACGTCTTGCTGACTTGGTGACTTGGTATGCTTCTTATCCTTATGATTTGATCTCTTGCCTTTTCTTGCCTTGGATATTTTTTAGCAGCCTTACCAAGTTGAGAGAAGGCCCAACCAGAATAGCTAACACGGATACATAACTGAATGATTGGGACGTTCTTGTCTAACTCACCATTTGATTTTAGTGTTTGCTTTCTAATAAATAGAGTATCTCACTGATCTTCATAGCAGTTACTTTAGTTACTTTAGGGTCAGGTTCATCCCCATCCGCATATGTAACTACAAGAACGCCCCATGCGTCTTCCTTGCCCATAATAGGGCAAGCAACATTTGGGAACTCTCTATCTAATGTAGTGCAAGAGCCGAGAACAAAATGCCCTATAACAGATTCATCGCCCTTCATCCAATACCCACCTGGCATTGGGTCTTGAGTATT